GTGCCGTCGGGGGAGCCCAAAGATAGTTGCCCTGCCCGTCCTTCATCTTTCGCACAGATGCCATGACGGCGTCGCTCATGAGCCACGATGCGCCGGCACGGTATCCCTGCTTCAGGGCGTAGTAGAGATCGATAAGAGCGTCGCCCGGGTCCGCCGCCGCAAAACCGGCAGCGCCTCCCGTGACCGTGAAGCCAAGCTTGCCCCAGGCATACGAGGAGTTGGCGACCGTGTCGTAGGACAAAAGCCCGCGCGGCTTGCTGACACCGTCACCGCTGACGAATGCCGCCCCCTCCTGCTCGGCGAACGTGACGTTGACCTCGCTGGCGAGCCATGCGGCGATGTCGACGATGCCGTCATCCAGCATCGTCCGCGTCGTCGCCGGGTTGGCATAGAGCTCCATCAGAGCGAACGACAGCTCGCGCAGTGTCGGCGTACCGGTCTCCGGTCTGGCTTCATTCTCGCCAACCCATCCCGCGCCGGCGCCGCCCATGTTGACCAGCTTCTTGTACGTACCGGTCCCGATGGGCATGACCGTCGCAAGCTGCCGCATGATGCTTGCGGTTCCGAGCACGCGGTCGATCGTGCCCGACATTTCCTCGGGCACCAGATACCCGCCATCCGGGTCCGACTGCGTCGTCAGAGAGGCCTTGACCTCGAGGTCACGCAGACCGTTTTCCGCACCGCGGCGGAAGTACCGGTCGAAGGCCTGGGCATGCTCACGCTTCACCGGGTCCTGCCCGCTGCCACCTCCGGCGCCCGTCTGCAGCGCGGCCGTGATCTGGCTGAGATCGTTGAGCGCCTTGGTCAGATCCGTGATTTCCGCGTTGATCCGGTCGACCTTCTCAGCCTGCACCACGTCGGCGAGCTTGGCGTTGATGTCCTTCAGTTCCTTGTCGCGCTCGTCCTTGAACGCCTGGAACGTCCGCTGGAGCTCGGCAAGAATCTGGTTCGCGCTGCCCGCATCGGCGCGCACGCCGACAAGCCCGCGGGCGCGGGCGTTGAGTGCCACGTTCATTACGTCACCTCAGGATTTCAATGTGTTGATGAGAGCCGCCACGGCGGCCAGGTCGAGGTCAGCGTCATGCGTGACCGGAGGGGCAGCGTCATGCGTGCCCCCAAGGGAATCGTTCATCAGGCGTCGCCGCTCCGCGCGCGACATGCCCGTGCCGGCAAGAACCGCATCCAGCCGGCGCTTGCCATACACGCCGGCGGCGCTTTCCGCCTTGGCCTCGCGCGCTTCGAGACCGTCGTCGACGACATCGGCGAACCCGCGCTCGACGGCGTCGGACGCGTTCATGTAGGTCTCGCCGTCCATGAGGTCGACGACGTCGGGCCGTTCGGCACCGCTGCGTGCCACATAGATATCTGCAAGCGCCCCATCGAACTGGTCGAACAAGGCGGCGGCATCGCGCATGTCGTGCCGGTTCCCGCAGACACAGCCCCACACGTTGTGAACCATCAGGAAAGAGCCGAGCCCCATGCGGATCTCGTCGGAGGCCATGGCGATGATCGACGCAGCCGAAGCCGCGATGCCCATAACATCAACCGTCACGCGCGCCGGATGCTGTCGCAGCAGGTTGTAAATTGCGATGCCCTCGAACACGTCGCCCCCAGGCGAATTGATCTGCACCGTTACATTCCGCTTGCCGATCGAGCGCAGCGCGGCCGAAATCCGCTTTGCGGTCACCCCGCCACCCGTCCACGGATCCGCGCCGATCACATCGAAAATCGTGATGGTGTCGTCGCCGGTGTCCTCGGCGGCGAGCGGACGTTCCGCCCATTTCGCGAGCACGTCAGACGGTGGGTCCCACTGATAGTTCTTGGGCCGCTTAAAGCCGGATATCTCCGGAAGCACACGCAAGGTCATTGGCTCGTTCCTTGTCCGGACTGGTCTGACTGACCGGCGGTATTTGGCGGTTCGTAGTAGACATCGCCGCCGTCGCGCGGGTTTTCATCCTCATTCCCGCGAACCTCGTTCGGGCTGTAAACGCCCCACTGCAGGCCACGCACATAGGCATCCCAGCGCGCCTTAAGGTCACCGCGCACCAGCGAGGCGCGGTTGAGGCGCGCGTAAAGATCCGTCTCGTCGGCGAGCAACTGCGCGTCGATCGACTGTTCCCAGGTGGCGAGATCGTCCTCGACACCGAACGTCACGAACCCCTGTGTCTGGGACTCGACACCCGTTCCCCACGAGGTGCTTTTCTCGGTGTCACCGATCATGTGCGGCGGCACGCCGAAGAACATCGCGATATCGCCGCGCGAGAATTTGCGCCCCTCGATCCACTGCGCATCCTCCGACGTCATCGACAGCGTTTTTGCTTCCATGCCCTCCTCAAGAATGAGGAACTTTCCCTCGCTCTCGCCACCGGCACGGTACGTCTCCAGACTTTCGCGCAGGTTTTCTGTTCCCTCGGCGCCAAGCTTGGAGGGATGCGACAGCACACCAGCCGCGCGGGCGCCGTTTTTGAACAGGCTCGCGCCGTGATTTTCCATCGTCAGCGACAGCCCGATCGCCTCGCGGGCATATCGGATCACCGAGACACCTCGGATCCCGTCGAGCGACATCCCCACCAGGTGAAAAATCTCGCCCTGTGCGAACCTCACCTGCCCGCCATCGGTACGGGTGTAGATGTACTCAAGCGACAGGTCGGGACGCTGTTTCACCTCGACGCGATCGGGATGCAGTGGGTTAAGCGCGAGCACCCTGTTGCCGACGCCGCGCACGACCTGCGCATAGGCGTTACCCCTCAGCAGCAGGTGTGCCTGCATCATCACTTTGAACTGACGCACGGTCTGCCAGCGGTTCGGGCGCTTGTGGAACAGCGCCCACACCGGATGGTCGGTGGCATCAACGCGGGTTCGGTCGTCCACCCGGCGCTTGATGCCAAGCGGCATGTTACCCACGACGCCCGACCGGAGCCGCACGCAGGCAAAAACCGCCGCTACCCGCATCGCCGAATCCGGCGTGACCATTGCCCCAGACGCGGACTCCTGCCCCCCTCGCAGATACTGCCGAAGCTCGTCCGGGCTATTGATGACCACGCCGCCACCGGACGACTGGACAGCCGCCCGGGGCGTCGTGGCTATGGTAGGTTCCACGCGCGCGGCTGCGTCACCCGACGCATCGCGACGACCGGTCAGTCTCTGCCAGATTGACATGTGGTCTCCTAAAGGACGAGCGCGCCGCGTTTTTGATAAATCGACGGGCCGGCCGCCGCTTCCGGATTGAGAAACATCAGCATCGCTGCGTTGAAAAGCGCCATGAGCAGATCGATTTTTCCGGCGCCGCTAACCTCCTTCGTCACGACGTAGTTACTGCCGCGCAGCGTCTGTTTCGCATTGCCAACACACCACGCCATGATCGGCTGATCACCGTGAACGAACCGACCACCCTCGAGCTTGAGTGGCACCGAGGAGATTGCCGTCTGCAGCTTCCAGCCCTGGGCGACCGCCTGCACAAGCGGCTGTTCCAGTTTCTTCGCCTCCAGCGCATCGAGCAGCAGCGCCACACCGGCACTGTCGAGGCCGATCCCAGCCGCCTCCGGCAACAACCCCGCGTCAAACACGACCTTGCATATGGCAGCGGCGCTTTCAGCCTGGTCCTCGCCCGAGGAGGCGATTTCCAGATCGCCGCATTCTTCGAACTGATGCAGTTCGGCAGCGATGCTTTTGCGCCGCTCGAACACAGTCTGTCGTGCACGGCCGATTACATACAGGCCAGCGAGATCGTCAGCGCCGCCCCAGTCAATTCCGATCGTGCAAACCTCGGAGCGGGCCAGCAGCTCATTCAGGCCCGCAAGGCTCTCGTCGATGCAGTTTGCCCAATGCAGCGCGCCGTCCCACCCGTCACCGCTGAGACCAACCCCGATCTCAATATTCAGGTGCTGGCTCGCCCATATCTGCTCGGCCTCTTTGGTTTCCGCTCCGTTGTTACGGTAGTCATCGAGCAAAGCCTGCGCGTTGATCGACCTGTTTAGGTTGGGCAGGAGCAGCGGCCAGTTTGTCGGATCACGCCAGAATTTTTCGTCAAGCTGCTTGACCACAGGGAACTCATAAAGCACCGGCAGCATGATCGGCGCAGGACCGGCTTTCCCATCTCTGATCTTGCGCGCCTTTGCCAGTTCTGTTGCCCAGATACCGGCGGGTCGCTCGTCGGACTGCGTCGTGATCATCAGCACACGACCGCGCTGCATGGTGATACCGCCGCCGCGTATCTGCTGCATGACCTTTGCCGCCTTTGGCTTGCGGCCCAGTTCGTGCACTTCGTCGAGGATCGTTAAAAACGGAATCTCACCCGTCACGATCGTCGTGTCGAAGGTCTTGACGTCAAGCTGTGTGCCAGTCTTTCTCCTGGTAATGCTCTTGAGGTGGCTTTGTACGTGGAAAATAGACTTTAGTTTTTCGTCTAGATTGATCATGCCTTCGGCCTGATCAAAGCACCTTTCTGAAATGTTCTGGCTCGGCCCGACGAGCAGCATCTGCCTGTTCGGCACGTCGAAAATGTAGAGCGCAGTCAGCCCAAGCCCCGCGACATACGTCGTCTTGCTGTTTTTCTTGGGGACCATGCAAAGCAGCTCCCAAACGGTAGGCTGCAGTGTTTCCGGATCCTCGGACGCCAGAAACGCGCACATGATCTCGATGAACCAATCACCGCAGGCTTGCGACATGGTCGGGTTGCCGGGAACATCCGGCAAGCGCAATCGCCCGAAAAAGGCCTTTGCCTTGTTGGCAAGCGCCGTGTTGATCGGCACGTCTGCCATTGGCACGCGGCCCGCCTGGATCCGATCCCACCAGTCCGGGCAGGCGAACCGCGGGAGATCATCAGTGTCGAGCATCCGAGGCCAGCGCCTCCGCTTCGAGCTCGCGCATCAGGTCCGCATCGACTTCGAGCGCCTTGGCACGTTCGTGCTCCTTCTTGCCCTTCGGTGTCTCCGGCCCCTCGCGCTTCGCGGGTTCCGACCGACCGACGGCGGATTCCGCCACCATCATGTCGTTGCGCTCGAGCAGCCGGGCGAACTCGCGCATCGCGCCGACGTTGCCTTGCTCAGCCGCGCGCCACGCAAGCTCGAAGCGCCGAGCCTCCAACTTGTCGCGCGCGACGTCCCGTTGCCGCAGCTCGAAAAAATAATGCTTGCGCAAGGTCGGCATCGTAATGCCAAGCACACCCGCTATGCGCGGGTTCGTCCACCCAAGCGCTACTAACATACTGACACGACTACGATTTTCTTTACTGACCACATGCGGCGGTCTCCCGCGCCTGGGCGGATCCGAGATATACGGGTCGCCAAAGAGGTCAAAATCACCAGTCACAAGAAAAAAACCTCCGAATGTGGGGGACGCGGGTGCGGGCGGTGGAGAGTCCGAAAGTTTCGACTACCCCCCCCTCATACTCGATTTTTTTTGGGTCGGGTTTTGCCGCAAATTTCGGAATAACAAGTGTGTTGTTACGATCTCGCGGCGCGGCAAGCGGCGCGCTCCTCGCGCTGAACGACGCCGTCGTGCGCCTCTTTGGTGACGGTCTCGAGGTTTGCCAGATCCCAGAACAACGCCGGGTCTCCGCGATGCGGAACCCTGTGATTGGCGACCGGAGCAAGCGGCTCATTGCCGCGCCCGGAGCAAATGACGCCTGTGCGCTGGCATGTGTAGGCGTCTCGGTCGAAGCACTGGAGCCGCAACCGACGCCAACGCGCGGAGCGGTACCATGCGCGCCAATGCTGCGAGGCGTCGCGGTGCTTGTCGCGAGCGCGCTCATCACCGGAGGCATACCCGACGCGTGACGGCGCCGACGATAGACGGCTCGGAATGTTCTTGAGCCGTGCCACCCCAACCACCCCCACGGAAAACCCCCGGCTCGGAGGTCCGGGCCG